TGTATCTGGTTCTATCGGCTCAGATTCTTCAGCCAATTCCTCAACTACAATCGGCTCAGGCTTTACATAATCTCTTATGATAGCAAGGTTTAGTTTTTTAGCAATCCAATCCCAAGCGAAAGTATCTGAATCCCATTGCTGATAATCATCGCCTTCAAGTGTTAATTTACCACTTGCTAACTGCTCGGTTTCATTTGAAATAGTGTAGTAAAATTCAGCGGATGTTCCAAATTTTACATCTGTTCCAAAAGCATGTAATATATGCCCTTGTTTGTTTTGTCCTGAATCCCATGTTGAGATAGGTTGAATTTGTTTCATGTTATAAGATTTTAGTTATTGCAACTCTTGAAGAATAATTTATGCCCCCTACTGTGATAAGTGATACAATAGTTAATGTTGTACTTGCTTTTATATTCAATGCTACTACGTCCTGACCTTCTCCAAATGCTGCACCTGGAGTTGTTGCAATAGTGCCTAAAGAAACAGATCGATTATTATCGTCTGTATAGTTGAAAGTAGCACGAGCTTGTCCAGTTGCATTATTATTTGTCATTGTAATTGTAATTTGTAATAACTCATCTGATGCCCCTGCAGTATATGATGCTAATGTCACATTATTAGCAGTTTGATTTGTTAATGTATTGTTATAAAAAACATTTACAGATAATGCTCTTAATGCGCCACTAAAAACACTCGTACCGGCCGCACTTATACTCAACCGATTAACACTATTTGTTGCTAAATCCAATGTATTAGCCGCTGACAAATACATTCCGTTTGTTGGAATAGATGAACCGCTTGGAATAAAGGCTGATCCAGTAACAGTTGAACTAAACGAAGCACTTAACCCAGCTAAAGCAGTAGCTAAAGTAATTAATCCCGTAGATCGTGTAATCTGGAAAGGAGTATCAATCAATGCACCGGCATCTGAATATCTTCTAATAAAGAAATTAGCACCAGCATTGGATCCTGATTCTGTTCCCGAAACCTCTAAGTTTATACGATTGGAATTGTCTGAACGAAATGAGATACTTTTTGCTACTGAAACATTAGCATCTAAGTTTGCGATCAGCGCAGTAGCACCGCCATCTAAATGTAGCTTTGTTGTTGGATTAGCAATACCGATTCCAAATTCTCCAGTTTGCAAAATAGAAACTAATTCAGAACTATTCGGCTCACTAAAAATTCTAAAGCGATGATCAGATTGCACATTTCCAACCGACCAGCGATTTGTTCCAGCACTTCCGAAACCTAAAAATGCGTTATTTGTCGAAGTTCCGTTTACTCTGGCTATAATCCCTGATCCGAAAACATCAAGCGGAGTAGTCGGCGCATTTGTGCCGATTCCTAATCTATTATTTGTATCATCATAAAACAAGTTTGCATTGTCCTGAGTTAATGCACCCGAAGCACCAATGAAAGGCAGCGATCCCAAAGTTAATGCGGTTGTAATAGTCAAGGTCGCAACCGAACCGACTAAATCAATCGTACCATCAAATCCATTTGAATCATTAAACACCAAAGAAGATACAATGTTCGGAGACAATTCAACATAGGCAGTACTATTCCAGCGATATAATACGTTAGTATCTAAAGCGATATAAATCGTATCAGCAGTACCAACCAAAGGAAAAGCTGCAACATTTGCATATTCTTCAACTGTTCCGGTAAATAAAGAAGCCATCTGCGATAGGGTAATCTTCTTACTTATGCCAGTTGTTGGATCCCCGATAATTGTCAAGTCCGATAATGAAGGCGTTAGTTCGGTAGCTAACTGATTTATTTTTTTCGATTCCATTAATAAGTATAATTTGAAGGTACTTGACATCTATCATTTAAGAAAGGTACTGTAAGCGTAGTATCTAACTTTACACCGGCTAATAAATCCGGATCACTTTCAGTAAAGAAAGTAAGCGGCATACTGGTTGAAGGACTCCAGGTTACGATTGAATAATCCTCTGGGTATCTCAACTGCGCAACTATATCTCCAGCAACTTGTGTCATATCCGATAAAACTTCCGTTTCGTTTGTTTCTTCCATCAGCATCCGATCCATAAAATAAAGGCTAAACGAATAAGCGATATCCTTTGCGCCAACATTAGCACCAGTCAGCGTAAAGAACATAGCTGGGTAAGTAACCTCCCCATTGCTTAACCTCTCCCATACATCGCCGAAATAAACAAAATTAATTTGTTCGTGATCGTTTCCTATTTTGGTCAGTTCTTTGACTATCTGATTTAATGTCATTTTTCTTTGATTTTTCCAAATAAACTTTCAGCTTATTTTGATTTTTGAAATTAATTTCTTTGCTCATTTAACAACATCCTATATTCCCTTGATAGCGTTCTTCAAAAGTTTTTCGATGCTTACCATCATCCGTATAGTCATCATTGCAACAAGCATCGCCCAGGTACATTGAAACTGTGTAACCTTCGTTATCAGGTTTGATCGAATCAATCCCGGAACCAAAATTCAAATAATTAGGATATAAAGCATTGTTCTGCTTTAGATACTTAATCAGTCTCTGCTTATAAAACTCGGCCCTTGCTTTGTATCTATTTGCAACATCAATCATGTCTTGCATCGAAGGCGATTCCTGATTCTCGCCAGTCTTGCGCAATAGTCCTTTATTGTAAAATTGAAATGATAATCCTTGCGGAAGTTCCGACATCACGAAATAAATCAAAGCATCTACTATGTAATCATCTAACAAAGTTGTTTGAAGCTGAGTATAGGTCGCAGTATCAACCGCAGTTTGCAACTCGTTGTATAATGCGGATCCTAATGCCGGTAAAATATACATATCCTGAGCAGTCTTAATCTCAGGCAGTACCAATTTCTCATCAACGTTTGCATGTAGTCCAGTTCTATCCTTTATGGATTGGACTGATATAAATAATGTATTCTTACTCATTTTCTTGTTACTATATTAGATACCCATTGATGTCTGCAACTTGGACTATGATCATTTGTTCCTGGCTCTGTGTACCAACCGCCCCGGCGATCCCAAACTGAATATCCTAACCTTGCGCTGATGCTTTCAATCTCTGATCTGGAATACATTTTATCCGCTTCGAGCAAAGCCACACAGAAAGGTCTGCTGGTTTTCTTATCTGAGTTATTGAATCCTGCTTTCCATTCGTAACTGTAACGAATCAAAATCTCTTTAGTCTGAGGCTTTATTTTTACTAAAATATCAGCCAATGGCTCTGTTAAAATATGCTCTGTAATTATGTTTTCATCAATTCCCTCTCCGATCACATACTCATTTACCAAAATATAGCCGTTTTCAACAAGCGATTTGATAACTAAATTAATCGTATCAACATTCTGATCTAAGGTTGTCGCTAAAACCTCTGGAGTAATTCTCTTATCCTTTGACATCAAATCCAAAACATTGGCTTGTAATTGACTAACCTCGGCAAACATTTGATACTCTAAATCATCATTAAACCTCTCCTTTTGCTTCCAAATATTAAACCCTTGCTTTGCTTCGCCGAACTCAAAAAATGCGCTGAAATCATCTGCAAATTGCTCTGCCTGAACAACCGCAACAGTATCTGGCGCTGGTTCGTATTTGCTCATGTCAATTCCTGCTTTTTCAAGTAACCATTCTTTAGGTGCGATTTCTTTAAGTAGGTTTTCTGTGAACTCAAAACCGATAGGCTCAGTTGGAATAATACTTAATTCAGGCTCTGCAATACCTCTGTATTTAGCCAACATATTGAATACACCTTCGAGGTGCATCTGCTTACTATTAACGTAAGTATTCTTAAAAATCTCATAACCATCACGCATTTCAGAACGTGATCCCAGCTTTCCAGCTTCAGCAATACCGAAAATGGAAGGCGTTGTGATCTGATGACCGCTGAAAATATTAGTTTGAATCAATGAATCTACTCTGCCGAAATCCTCTTTAGTAATATCGGAAGTTCCGAGATCATCAACAATAGGCTTTCTTGCGCTATCATTTACGAAAGCTAAAATGAATTTCTTACCATCGGATCCTGAGAATCTATTTGTGAATCTCTTTTCAATGTTACGCTTCTCCTCATCTGAAGGCTCTCCGTTTGGTAACGTGATTAGTTTACTTGCAGAAAAGCCAGTCTGAGCATTACCCAGAACGTGCTTTGAAATCTCAATATCTGATTCAATGTAATTAAGCGCACCGAAGTAACCAGGCAAAGAATAAAAACCCATATTCGGTCTGTATTCCTTCACATAAAGTATCTGCTTTCCGTATGGATTAGCCGGATTAAAAGCTGGGTAAACTTGCGCTTTTTCATTCCGATCATTCCATTCTTCTTTATACCAAAACTGAGTATTGTCTTTATTAGTCCTGATCTTTGTGTAATCGCAATGCCAGATTTCAGCTAATTGACCGGTAGCACTCCAAATCAACTCTAAATAATAACCTCCGAATAGTTCCGCATCCAAAGAAACCTTTCTTGTCAGATCATTAAGGCTTTCCATCCGATTGACTTTCTCAATGAAATTCTCTGCTGCCTCGCTACCTTTCCAACCATTAGCAGAAATATAATGCACTTTGCTTTTTACAATCGCATTATGCTT